AGCCACTTCCCAGAAGTAATCCCCAAGTTTCTGTTGTTTTTCAGCCTTAATTTGATCATCCTCGTTTCGCCCCAATACGGTAAATTCAGGTCTAGCGTCAACAATACGGGGAACCATAGTCTCTACAGCTGCTTGAACATAAGGAATTTGGACATTACTTTGCCAACGTTTTATTTCTTTTTGGCGATCGCCCCCATAAGCAATATAAAGCTTGTACGAACGATCCAAACGAGGTTTTATGACCGTAAGAAAATAATTTCGTGCATCATCACGTTGAAGACTGAAATTTCTTTGCAATTCCTCCTCTTCTTTTCCAAAATCTGACGCACTATAGATATTATTAGAACGATATGGCATGTTTTATAAGAAAATTGTACCACAGTCCCTATTTTTTATTGATTTTCCACTTTTAAAACAAAAAAAACAACTTTTTTAATGACAAACCGAAGATTTTGACAAATAATATATGATTTTAGTAACTAAAATTGGTTGGTAATACACTTTCGTAATTAATTTGATCCAATTTCCCCCCAAACATAACCTTAAACGCTTGAAGCGCAATAGCACTTGCAATAATTGAATCGTCGTGGAAACTACTTTGCGTCGTCATCTCCCCATCGTCTCCAAAAACAAAAGTTAACATCTCATCCAGTGTCTTTTCGGTATGAATTTTAAAACTACCGTCCGATAAAGACTCCCTCAAATCATCTATCATTAATGGTTTGGTCACACGGGTTGTCTTCCAACCCAATCGATCCGAAAACCGTGTTCCCATTGTATCCATTTTTAAAACAGGCCTAAAATAAATCTGTGGGTACATCTTATTTTTCAACGCAGTAACCGTTGTCAGTCCATGGTTGTTGATTTCAATCGCAGCAAGGGCATTATTATAGAACCGTCCACATTTATCTATTAAGTGCCCAAACCTCTCTGGCGCCATATACCCTCTCCAAAAAGCCACCTCATCTCCAGATTTTCTATCAAAAATAGTAAACACAGAATAATCTCCTCCAGTAACCCCCTCCGCTACATCGGCCCCCAAAATATACGCTCTGTCTGGTCTCGGTGGGTAATATATTGTAAGCCCATCTTCATTTTCAATAACAGTGGTCTCATTTCCATCATCGTCCTTAACTTTATCCCCAATCTTATAAATGCCCTTCCTTAACCTTTTAATTAAATCAGAAGAAAACACCGGGCGACCCGAAGAAAGAAACTCAAGTCCATACTCTTGAGCAAACCGCATTGGGTTATTAATACGGCGTTTAATTACTTCTATTTCTTTTTCTGTATACCCCCACCACCAACCATATTGTTTTTTCACGTAATCGTTTTCCGCCATCCACATACGATGATATTGGTTCCCCATACCATTAGGGGTTGATTCGATTATAATCTTCCCATCTTGAGGAACGGCATTTTCAATTGCAAGCATCTTTTCCTCGGCCCTTTCCCAAAATGCAAGTTCAGTCGCAAGCACATTATGAAGCGTATAACCACGTCCTACATTTTCTGAAGAAGGAAGTACCAATATTTTGGAATCGATAGCAGGAAACGAGATTTCATATTTTGAATTATATTGAATTTGTGGCTTGATAGAATTTGGTGTTGTTCTATAAAACGTTTTAACCTTATCAAGAAGTTCAGAAGTAAGGTCAGAGTTATAACCAATAAGGGCAGTGTTTGTACCGGGAGTTGTTATTGTCCGATGATATAAATAACCAACCGCTGCTGTCGAATTATGAGACACGAAACCGTTGGCAATATAAGTTTTTCCTGAAGTCTGAAGATCTACCATACGTTGAGTTGAAAGTGCCTCTATTGAAACAATCTTAGACCATCCTATCCCAGATCTCTTCCCCGGCAAATCCTTCCCTTCCCACCATTTTTGACCAATAAAACGGATAGGTCTCGTTTGCCCTATTACCCTAAAAACCTCATCCATCCTATTAAAAACTATTTTCGCACAAGGATTATTTCCAAATTTTCCCCCATCAGTACTCAATCGATTATCATGTTCAAGTTTAAAATTTAATCCAGTTGAAACGGCATACTGTTTCATCGCATCGAATAACACTCCAAGACGTTGAGTAGCACATATTTCTGCCCCAGTATGATTTTTAAAACGCAAACATCCTTCTCCATCTAATATTCCCCCGAACCATGCGTCTTCTTTTGACATTTCCTCCCATGGTTTTGTGATATACCTAATAACATCCCCCAATTTAAAATCAGAAACAGATTTCCAAATTAAATAATCCCCACCCTTTGTTTGTGATAAAAATTTATGTTGAGCCGTCGCCACCAACCTTTCCCCATTATCCATTTTTAATCTAAATGCTGGTTCAAAAACATCACATTTTGCCTCAACAACTGCTGTTCTCATCTTGCGAGAATTACCCTTTCCCCCTGGACTATATTCATCAATAGCGATTATCTCTTGCCCAATCTTAATATCACCAACCTCAACCCATTCAAGACTTGACGTAAGAATCTTTGTGTGTTCTGATACGCAAAATCCAATCTGCCTTGCCTTCAAAATTATAACCCGTGCATTCACAATAATCGCATTCAGGAGGTCCTTCTGCGCTTCATTTAAAATAAATGGCATTAAACCTGGCACCTTTCCTTTTATACGTGTAAAATGTTCCAAATAAAATTTGGGGTCAAGAATCTTCTCTATCGAAATATTTTCTTTAACTAAATTATTTTTTATCATAAATACTAGAAGTCATTTCATCCTCCTCTTCCTGCGCTATCCTAGCCGACTCCGGAACTATTGGTTGATTTACTTCATATTGCATTGAAGCAACAAGTGCCGGAGTAATCTTATTTTTTTTATCTTCCTCAATCCTCTTAAGCAACTCCTCCTCCCACGTACCACTAATACTCCCCGCATTCTCTTTATATTCATCCATTCCGACAGACTTCAAGAGTATTTGAAAAGCCTTGAGTCTATCCGAATCCTTATAGCCCCCATCAGCGACACCTTTGATCCCCCCCACAATATAATCAAAAGAAAGTCCCGCCCGTGCCAGAGCTTCGTGGTATTCTTTGCGCATTGCCAATTTATCAAGGGTGCGATACACCTCCGCAACGCTTTTCACACCCATCATTTGTCTAAGTTTTTCAGGGTCCTGGGTTATTTGAAGCGCCTTCAATAAAAACATCTGTTGCGCAGTATTCTGGGCGCCACGTTTAAATGTATTAGTTGTATATACAACCGGACGAAGACGAATTTTTGGAATATTATTCATTTTTTACATTAAAATTAAATTTATCATTCTCCCAAAATTTTTTTAACTTATCGTTTCGAATATGCGGCCAATTTATTTTTCCACCAATAAGTTCATAAACCGTATCTCCTATATCCATATTGTAACAGAGAGCCCAATTGGTTACCCAATTTATGAATTCCGCATATGACATACCCCTTCGATCGGCTTCTTCGAGAAGTTCAAGACGATTATCCATTTGATACACAAATACCAAAAAATCCAAGGTTACATGCTTAAATGGATATAAATATTTTTCTGGATTTTTAAATGGATCGTAAAATAAAAACTCTGGGAAAAAATCTATAAGATAGGTAGCAATTGGTGTAAAACAAAAATTAGCCGTAATAACACGATGACTCGTGCCTACGGCTATTTTCATAAATTGACCAAAGGTAACATCTATAATTGGCCCATTGCCAACTCTTTTTATTCTCCTAAGCCCATCAAAACTAATCTGTTGTTCAAGCCAAAGTTCTTTAACTACCGAATCAAAAATAGAAAGATGTTTTTCTCTATAAAAACCCCTAAACTTTAAAATCAACTCATCAAGAGATCCATCTGTAGATCCAAGATGTTTTCCATATTTACCCCACCTTTCAAAACTACATATATCTTCATTAACCTTTAGGTATTGTTTCATTTAGGTTCATATTATTCATATTATTTTGTGGTGGAATACCTTGGATTTCTCCTTGTGGCGGTACCCCGAGATCTATCGTTGCATTAGGATCTTGCGGAACGCCAAATGCCCCTCCTTCTACACCCCCAAGAAGTACGTCCATAGATTTTTCAAACATGGACGCTAATTCTGGACTTTCTTGTTGTAGTTTCATGATAAAAGCGGCGACGGATTCCCTACTTGAAAGATCCACGCCAGCAAGTTGAAGTTTTTCAAAAACTTGTCTTAAAAGATCACGACGCAAGACTTCTGTTTTATTCCCAGCGGCAAATCTAGTCGCATTTAAATCACCCAGTTTTGTACGAATCTGACTTATCATATCTAATAAAACCTGTTTCTGTTCTTCAGAAATTGGTTGTTCTCCTCCGACCGGCATTCCCTGAACAGGGACTTGGGACGGATCTTGAGGTGGCATTCCCACATTCGCCCCCGGCTGCACCTGCATCCCTGATTGTATTTGTTGATCCATATATTTTTATTAATGTAATAATAACAAAGTACTTTATTACTATTTTTGAGTAAATGTGGTATTCATAGGCGCCTGAATTGGAACACCACTTGCCTGAAGTATTGTTCGCACCGTGCGAGAAACAGCTGGTTCTTTACCAGTGATACCAAGTTGACTTTTGCCTTCTTTCGCACGGGCAAGTTGACGCCAACGATAACTAGGAATATATTCGACAGCGGCTTCTGGAGTTAAAAGACCGGCATAAGTATAAATATTTGGGACAAATGCCTCCCCAAGAGCTCGCATCCCATATCCAAATTTTTCTAAACCAGTAGCGTCAAGAGGATATAAAGGTTGTCCAAACTGACCTTGAGGACTAATTGCTTCACCGAGAATAAGAGGTTGAATTATAAAATCAAATAAATTATTTCCCACTGGTCCTTTCATAACTGGTGAAGATTGAACTGCCTGCACTAATTTTTCCCTGACACTATCACCATACTGAGCTTGAGACGGATTAAACATGTTAAGCGAATAATAAGGAATCATATTCGTTAAATTTAAATACATTGGATTTTCATCAAAAAACTTAGTAGGTAAACGATACATCCCAGGTTGTTTTAAATATGAATAATAACCCCTTGGATCCTCAAGTGCCTTTTTCTCAAGTGGTGTTTTTGCTCCCCCAAATTCAGTTAAACCAAAACTAACTTTATTAAACGCCGAAGGATTATAAGCTAATGTTTGGCCGGTTTTAAGGGTCATACCATACATAAAAGAAATAAATGGAGAATCTAAAATCGGCATACTTCTTAAAATACGAACAGCTGCGGGCATGGCGGCGTAATTAAGATACATTACATTTGTAAGTTCCAATGCCGTTCTCGAAGACAATGCATATCGTCTTTGACCCTCTTTTATAAGAGTGCGAATTTCTTCTGGATTTATATCAACCAATCTACTTATCCGACGAAGTTCATTCATCGTATAACCATCAACTGTCGCACGAACAAAGGTTGCCATCTTATAAGTCTGGTCAATCTTCTCATAACCTTCAGGCATTTTATTAAAAGTATAATCAAGAAGTTTCCATGAAAGACTCCCTGGATTTTCCTTTGCCTTTTCACGTATATGTTTAAACATTTCTGTTGTCACCCTGGAATTAAGTGTTTCTTGTGAAATAAATCCAGTACCTACATCAAGACGAGATACATTCTCAATTCCCCCCGCCTCTTCTATCACCCTCTTCGTCATAGCAACACCCGACTCAGCACGAAGAGATGCTTCATACATTTTATCATCATAGGTCATCATGATATCTTTCCACGCATCTATCATTCCTGGTTTTACATCTTCTATTTTTGTAGCGGCAGAAATAAGACCGGCGTCACGACCATACATCAAAATCCTCTCGGTAGTATAATCTGCAATCTCCTTTTTCCCCTTACCTACACCGCCGATAAAACCAGTACCTCCAAATGTACCTCGAGTCGCTGTTATATTTTCACGAAGTCCACCACGAATAATGTCACCACCCCTAATACCCCCACCGGCATCCATCAAAAGACCATCAAATAATGCCCTTTTACCTGGCTTATTACGATATAAATTAAATGACTCTTTTAATCGTCCAAGAAATTCAGGACCTATACTACCACCGGCCATATGCGTCATAGCCATATTCCCAACAATAGCATTCATCCATGCAGTAGGAGATGCCCCAACTTTTGCAACTTTAAAAATAGATATAGCTCGATCATAAAATCCCATCGTTTTTTTACCAACCTCCACAACCTTATCACTATTTCTATCAATTTTAATCGTATAATCTCGAATACCCTTCATCATATTGTCAAACCACCTTACTCCCGTTTGATCAAGGGCACCTGAGTTCATTATTCTAGATAATTCCTCCAATGTAATTGGATTACCTCCAATTTTTTCATTAACAATACGAAAGGCATTTTCTAATGGATCTCCACTAATATATTTAGCAGAATCTTTTGATATACTAACAGCATCATCAACCGTACGTACAAAATCAGGAGCGGCATCAGCAAGTTTCTCGGCAACGGGGGCAAGTTTAGGATCTAACAATATCGACTTTGCTTTAAATAATTCCAAATCCGTCATCCCCCCTATCGGCCCATCTACATCAATATCATTCAATGAAGGCATTTTTCCTGGTATCATCTCTTCTAATTTAGAAGCAGCTTGCTCTGTTGCCCTTTTCATAAATGATTCAATAGGCTGATTAAGTAGCCTGGCCTTTACGACAGCACGAACGTCAACACCCACGCCAAGTGATTCCTGAATAATATCTTTAGCCCTGGCCTGACGTACCCATTCAATTGGATCATATATAAAATTTTCTAAAAATTTACTGCCCCCAGGAACCATTTCCGCCATCCTTTTTATCCCATCACCCAAACCAAATCTATAAGAACCCACCCCCACTCCATGCCTTGAAACAATATCTGCAGCAGTACTACTAGTAAGAAGTTCATACGTTTTCGTAGCCGCTATAGATTTTTCACCCAATCTAGCAAAGGCCTCTGTTTTTTTTACCAATGGAGTATATCTTGCAATAGTAGTAGCTTTTTCTAGAACACCCGACTTTGCCGCAAGGCCAATGCCTTTTATAATACCCTCCCCTGTTTTAAAACCCCTGACAGCACCAATACCAAGACGGGGGATAAGAGCCCCACCACCCATAGTTAACCAGTTGATAGGATCCGCAAATATATCTAATGCAAAACCCAGTGGAGCAGAAACTGCCCCGGGAACACCCGATGATCTTAATACATCGCCAAAAAGGTTTTTATTACGCATCATATTATCAGCGATGTCCTGATATAAATCACCACTTCCCTGTCCAATAACATGCTTTGTAGCACCTACAATCCCATATAAAGGACGAGTAAGAAAATCCAAACCTTTACCAAACCAACCAAGTTTGGGGGGTTCTTCACTTACTCCAGTTTTATTTAAATCCTGACTTTTTGGAGGATACCATTTAGCCCGTAATATATTATTAGTAAGACCTTGAATTTCCCCTTGAATACGCTGAAGAGACTCTTGATTTGCAACATCAAAATCAGTAGGCGTTCCTTCTCCCCCAAGAGCAGTTGGAGAGGCATTTAATTTATCTTGATATGTCCCAGCCTCCGTCTTTAAATCGGATATTTGTTTTTCCAGATTGGGAATATCTGATATCTTTGTGGTTATAGCCATAACATAATAATATCATCGTCCCATATATTTATTCCAATGTCCTCCCCAATATTTTTTGGCGTGGGTCAAGTTCTCCTTCCTTCCCCGGTTTTTCTCCCAATTTCAAAAAATAGTTACGCCACGCATAGTTTGCATAAAATTTAAGTATATACTTTCCATAAAGCATTCTTCGAAACTGTCCAGCCCACCCAATTCTATCCTTTGCCTTTACCAATGCAAAATCGCCAATGTGCGGAAGACGAACAACGCCATTTTCTCGTAATTCTTTGGTTAAAAGACGAACCAAGCCCATATAAAAATCTTTAACTGTCTTAGCGTCGACATAATTATTTTGCTCAGACAATAACCTAAAAAACCTATCTTCATCAAAGATTCCTTTTTTTGCTAAAGCCCGAACATCTATTGGTGGAACAGTAGCCATGATTTTATTATATTCATAATTTTCTTTTTGTCAAGATAAAAAGGGACTGTAGTATTATATATTTATATAATCTTTGATAGTTTTTTAACAATAGGACCAGATATAATTTGGGCAATGAAGTCGCATGTTTGTGTGCGCACGAAGGCCCTAGAAGAAATATATGCTAAAACAAAATTACGAAACAGAAGTGCTTATTAATGGCAAACCAGCCAAAGAATACGCACACGAAGGTAAGATTTATATTGAAGGAAGAAGAGGCACACGCTTTTCTATCCGAATACGTAATAATTCTTACAGTAGAAAATTATTTGTACCCACGATTGACGGTCTTTCCGTCATGAATGGTGAAGAAGGAAGTTTTGATTCAAGTGGATATATTGTTCAAGGTTACAGTTCTATTACCATTGAAGGATGGAGAATAAGTGACAAGGATATTGCTTTATTTTACTTCTCATCACCAGAAGATTCTTATCGAAGACAGATGAAACGAGGTAGTAATCTTGGTATCATTGGAGTTGCTGTGTTTGAAGAAGTATTTCATTCAACAATATTCACAACAACCAATTACCCACAATCACAATGGACCTGGACCACTCCAACAGGTTCCACCACTGGGGAAAACTATCAGACATCGGAATCAAATAATATGAAACTATCATCGATGTATTGTAACTTAGTTAATGACGGCAGTGCCCCCAGTCAACAATTAGGCACTGGTTGGGGTGAAGAAAAACGAAGTGAAGTTACAACAGTAAACTTCGAACGAGT